CGGTGCAGGACAGCGCGGACAACGCGTCGTTCACGACGATCACCGGGCTGACCTTCACTGCCGTTACCGCCGCGCCTGCCTGGCAGCGGCTGGCGACAGCCAACAACGCGACGGTGCGCCGCTACCTGCGGGTGATCACCACCGGGACGTTCAACCCGGCGACGTTCGCCGTGGTGCTGGACCGCAACCTGTCTAGCACGAGCTTCTAGGGGGCGCGGTGAACCTCTTTCTCGGCCAGTTCGGGCCAGACGCGTGGACGGACCGGAATAGCCGCGCCTACCGGATCCACATGCCCCATGACCTCACCGTCGTGGCCGCGTGCGAGGACGTCGGCTGCGACCAGTGGCGCTCCGGGTGGGTCACCGAGTGCGACGAGTCGGCCAAGCCGGGCGCGATGGTCGCCGCGTGGATCCGGTCGGGCCAGTGCGGGCGCACCTTCCGCGAGGCGGCCGGCACGCAGGACGGCAGGCCCGTGGCGATCTTCTACTTCGACTCCGGCCAGCGGTGCTTTCAGGAGCACCGCACCCGGCCGGGGCGGCTGCTGGTCTACAGCGGCGGCCGCGGTGCCCGCGAGCACGTCAGCCTCAGCGACCTCGCTGAGGACTACACCGAGCACATGGGCGGCATAGCCGCGCAGCAGGAAAGGGGCTGACCAGTGGCCAAGATCAGCGGCCTAGGGGCAAAGATCACCCTGGGCGACAGCGGCAACACTCCGCGAACGATTTCGAATGACATTACCGACTTCACGCTGAACACGCCGATCGCGCTGCAGGACACGACGGGCGTCGACAAGAGCGCGCACGAGCGCCTCGCGCTGCTGTCCGACCTTACCTGCCAGCTCAAGGGCGTCTTCAACACCGCGTCGAACATGTCGCACGCGGTGCTGTCGACGGCCACCACCTCGGCGGTCGTGCGGGCGCTGGCGGTCTTCCCGACGAGCAACGGGTCGACGCCGACGCTCCCGGCCAACGTGCTGATCGGGTCGTACAACGTCGCGCGGGCTAACGGCGGCGACCTCACCTGGCAGTCGGACCTGAGCCTTCAGGACGGCTCAGTCCCGACGTGGGCATAGGCGCATGGCCGGTTTCGAGGTAGGCGGCGGCACCGGCACGATCCTCACCTTCAAGGGCACCTACGAGGGCCTTGAGGTGAAGATCGACGAGGTGTCGGTCGGGCTGCTCTTGGACCTCGCCGAGAAGTACGAGGCGCTAACCGGCGGCGGCGCCAGCACGGTGACCCAGGTGAAGCTCATCCGGGACCTGATTGAGGGCTTCGCCCTGGTGCTGGAGGAGTGGAACGTCACCCGCAAGGGCGAGCCGGTGCCGGCCACTGCCGACGGCCTGCGGTCCATGGGGCGCGAATTCGTGACGACGGTGATCGGCGCCTGGTTCACCGGGATAGCCGCCGCGGATGAGGAGCTGGGAAAAGGCTTGCCGAGTGGCGGGACCTCGCCGGAGGAACTCGCAGCGATGGCAGCAGCGTCGTCAAGCCTGCCGAGCTCGGAACCGCAGAAGTTGTAATCACGCTGTGCGACCGCTGGCACAAGACGCCGCCGGAGATCCTCGCGCTTCCCGCGTGGGTGCTGCGGATGCTCGACATCTACCAGCTGGGTCACCGCGACGAGGAACCGGAGGGAGGTGAGTGATGGCAGATAACTACGTATCGATCAGCATCAAGGCAGAGGACGGGGCGAAGCCGGACCTCACCGAGCTCAAGGCGAAGCTCGACGAGCTCGGCAGGACGGTCGCCTCAGCGCGGGCCGATGTCGATGACGTGCAGGCGGACGCGAAGCTGACCGCGCTGCAGGCGAAGCTGGACGCGGTCTCGAAGAAGATTGCCTCCCCGCGGATCGACATCGCGGGGGCGTCGGCGGCGCTGGCCCAGGTGACCTCGGTTGAGGCGGAGCTGGACCGGCTGGCGGAGCGCGACGCGAAGGCGAAGGCTGACGTCGACACGGCGGAGGGGAAGGCCAAGCTCGACGAGCTCGACGTGAAACTCGACGATTTCGGGCGCAAGAGCGTGACCGCGAAGGCGAACGTCGACACCTCCGGCATGGGCGGCGGCATGGGCGGCTCGTGGCAGATGTGGGCGGCAGGGATCGCCGGGGTCGGGGCGGCGCTGCCGGCGCTGCCGGCGGCCCTCGCGTCGGTGGGCGCGGCGGCGGGTACCGCCGGCCTGGCGATCGGGAGCATCACGAAGGCCTTGTCGGACGCGGGCGCGGCGTCGGCGGCGACCGGGCAGTCCTCCGCGCAGCTCGCGCAGACCGAGCAGAGTAACGCGACGGCAATCGCGAACGCCCAGAAGACCATCTCGGACGCTACGACGCAGGCCGCCCATGACCAGATCACCTCGGCGCAGCAGGTGGCCAGCGCGCAGCAGTCCCTTGCGGACGCGCAGCGGACCGCGGCGCAGGACGCGGTCAACAGTGCCCAGCAGGTCGCCGGCGCCGAGCGGTCACTCGCCAGCGCCGAGCAAAGCGAGCAGATGGCGCAGCAGAACCTCACCCAGGCGCGCGCCCAGGCCGTCCTGACCTTGCAGAGCCTGAACGACCAGCAGGTAGACGGGGCGCTCGGCGCCCAGCAGGCTCAGCTCAACCTCCAGCAGGCCATCGCCACCCAGCAGCAGACGAACGCCAGCGCGACCAGCACGGCCCTGCAGAAGCAGCAGGCCGACCTGAGCGTCGCCGAGGCGCAGCAGAGCCTGGTTGAGGCCCAGCAGCAGGCCGCTAACAGCACCGCCGCGGCAAACAAGGCCAACCAGGAAGGCGTCAACGGCCTTCCCGCCGTGGTCTCTGCCCAGCAGGCTGCCGCCCAGGCCGCGCAGGGGGTTGCGGACGCTCAGCAGAACCTGGCCAATGCCGGCACGGCGGCGGCGCAGCAGCAGCAGCGGGACGCCGAGACGGTGGCGAACGCGCAGCAGGCAGTGGCGAGCGCCGTCCAGCAGGCGTCGTGGACGCAAGCCAGGGACGCCGAGACGGTGGCGGCGGCTCAGCAGAACCTGTCCGACACCTACAGGCAGCAGCAGCTGGCGGCGGCCGCCGCGGCGGCGAGCGGCAGCAGCGCGGCCGCCTCGTTCGCGAAGGACATGGCGGCCATGACCGTGCCGGGGCGCGCGGTGGTCAACATGCTCCTGGGCATGAAGGGCGACCTGAAAGACCTGGAGAACGTAGCGCAGGGCGCGATGTTCCCCGGGCTGCTCACCTTCCTCCAGGGTGCCCAGTCGCTGATGCCGCTGATTTCCGGTGAGGTCAAGGCGATGGGCGGCATCCTCGGGGATGCCTTTTCCTCAGCGGGAAAGGCGATGGAGTCGTCGGGGATGCAGAAGAACCTTAAGGCGATCTTCGACGAGGGCAATGAGCTGTTCACGATCCTGGGCCCGGCTATAGGCAATTTCCTGCAGGCGTTCCTTGACATGGGCGCGAAAAGCGGTGCGGACGTAACCGGCCTCGCAAAAGGGCTGGCTGCCATCGTCGACGGATTTGCGCAAATGTTCGGCGCGCTAGCCCAGGGGGCACCCGCTTTCGGCCAGATATTCCAGACGCTAGGCACTGTCGTAGGCGCCTTGGGTCGCCCGCTAGGGCTACTGATAACGCTGATAGCGGATACCCTGGCGCCTGTTTTCAAGGCGCTGCAGCCTATCGCACTGACGGTCCTGGGCGCCCTGACGCCTGCGCTGTCGCAGCTTACAGGCCCGATGACGCAGATCGGCCAGGCGACAGGGAACCTGCTCGCGGCGCTGACGCCGCTGATCGCCCCGCTTGCCCAGTTCACGCTCGCCGGGATAAGGCTGGCAGCAGCGCTAATGCCAATTGTGACGGTTGCGGTCAACATTATAGCGATCCTTGCCGCGCTCGCCTCGATGATCCTGGGCCCGATGATCGGCGGAATTGCCCAGGCCATTTCCTGGATAGCGGATATCATCGGTGCTGGCATTAGCTGGATTTCTAATATGGGTAATGTCAAGGGCGCCGTAAGCGACCTGGGTAACTTTGTCGTCAAGATATGGGATTCGATTGTATCCGGCGCGATCAAGGCCATTGACCTGGTGATTAACTATTTCAATCAGTTGCCTGGCTCAATTATCAACCTGCTAAACGGCCTGCCGGGTCAGATGCTGGCCATCGGCGAGAACATCATCATCGGGCTGGTCAACGGCATCAGGTCGATGGGCAGTTTCCTGGCGAACTCGATCATGGTT